TTGCCGTATTGCACTTCCATAAGGAGGAAACATGGCAAGTAGAGTTTTCAGGGACGTACAAGCCCTGAATCCAGAACTCAAAATCGTTGCAGGATCATTCACCACAAACGGTTCAAGCAATCCTGACTCTGCCAATAACACTGGTAAGGGTTGGAGTGTTGCACGAACCGGGACGGGTGAACTGACAGTCACACTGGAAGACACCTACGGAGGTCTCATCTCTGGACAGTGCTCCCTTGCACTCAATGCTGCAGGAGATAGCAAAGTCCAGTTTGGGGCAATCGATGTCACCAGTGCAAAGACCATCGTGATCCGCACGATTACAGGCACCAGTGCAGCAGACATTGCTGCCAATGCCAACAATCGAGTCCATTTTAGTCTGTTTCTCCGAAATACGGACATAACGTAAGGAGGAACATGATGGGCAGCGAAGCAGCAACCATCATTCTCGGACCCCTCAAATCCAAAATGGGGGGTTCTTACGAGACTGAAGAGGTCTCAGAAGAAGAGATGGAGGAGTACGAATACTCCGATGAGCAGAAAGAGATGGCAAAAGAACTCGTCAAGGCTATGAAAAGCGGAGATGAGGAGACCGTCTTAATGGCAATACACGGAATCATGATGAGCTATGACTGATCTGGTCTCCCTGACAGAACTGAGGACTCTGACACGGCAACGTGCAGACATGGAGAATAGTCAGTTCGTGACAGATACTGAACTTACACGGTATCTGAACAACTCCTGGGGTGAGTTGTATAATCTGATCGTTGAAAACTTCAACGAGGATTACTACACCACTTCCAGTACGATCTCCCTGAGTTCTGGCACGGATTCCTACAGTCTGCCATCAGATTTCTACAAAATGAGAGGGGTGGATTTAGTGGTCACTTCCACTGAATCTGTCCCACTCAGACGTTACAACTGGAGCAATCGGACACGAAACTCCCTCACGGTTTATGCAAGGGACTACCGATACCGTGTTCAGAGGAAGTCCATTGTCTTCACACCTACCCCGTCAACCTCGGACAGTGTGAAGCTATTCTACATCCCGTCACCAAGAAAACTGGAGTCTGTCACTCCATCTGGAGTCACCAGAGGAACTACCACCACCTACACGGTGAGCAGTCACTCCTTTGTTGCAGATGATGTGGTCAATGTCTCCAACTTTCTGGCAGACAATTACAACTCTCAGCAAACGGTGCAGTCTGTGACATCCACAACGATTGTCACGGATCTGAACTCTTCTGCACTGTCTGACCCCACCTCCATCGGCACAGTGGAGTCAGTGTTTGACTTCTACTCAGGGTGGGATGAGTACGTCATCATCGATTCTGCAATCAAGATGCTTCTGAAGGAAGAAGCAGATGTTACTGCACTGTTACTGCAGAAGAACCAGTTGAGGGAGAGGATCATCACTGAGTCCCAAAACCGGGATGCAGGAGAACCTCAGACCGTCACCGATGTGGTCAGTTATCAGAAGTTCTATTACGCATGAGCAGAATCAACTTCACACAACTTTATACTGGAGATTCTTCTAGTGACCAAGTGCAGGGTTACATTGCAACTGCACTGCAACCTCTTCTGCAACTTCCTTTTGCATCAGGAACTCGTGTGCAGGATGTTGAAGTCACTACTTCAGATACCTTTGTCAATCATGGTTTGGAGAGCACTCCAGAGGGGTTCATTGTCCTGAAATCCAATGCTGCCCAAGTGGTCTATGAGTCAAGCACTGAAAATGACTCACCAGACAGGTTTATTATTCTCCGTGCAGGAGGGACAGTCACGGTGGATTTATTCTTTTTCTGAGGTCTTATGGCAGTCACAAACGGAACCAACATTACTGCAATTGAAAAACCTGAAGTTGGAGTAGACACAGGTCCAGGTTGGGCAACCTCCATCAACAACTCCTTAGATGGAATTGATGGACATGACCACACCACTAACAAGGGTTCTCGCATCACTCCTGCAGCACTGAACATCAATGCTGATCTGGAAATGAATAGCAATGATCTTACAGAGGTCAGAACGCTATCAATGGATTCCACCTCAGACACAACCACGGCAGACACCAGAGCAATCTATGTTAGTGGTTCCAACAATCTACATTACCGAAACGGGTCTGGTCAGGATGTCCAAATCACGGATGGGACTTCAGTCGTAGGTGCAGCAGGGACCATCACAGGCATGGGATCTGATGCAGGAAACCAAGCAGGGGCCAGTTACACAGACGGGTCCAAAGCATTCAATTTTTTTACAGATTCAGCAAACACCGATTTTGGCAAAATGAACCATTCGGATCTGAATCTTTACAAATTCAGTGATGACAATACTGCCGACACCGATTTTGTAACCCTGCAAACCTCATCAGCAGTTTCAGGATCTGGTGGAACCATCACGGTTCCAGGTGAAACTGGCACGATGTTGACCACTGCAACCAATTACAGTGGTGGAGATTTACAGATTCAGGTCACAGGTTCAGGTAATGACATCAATTTAACAGTGGCAACGGGTGCAAAAGTTAAAGTAACGATTGGAACTGCAACCGCAGAATTCACAGATGATGGATCTGGAAACATGACACTTACTTTGAGCTAAGTTATGGCAAAATTTGCAGCAAAAGATAGCAACAAAGATATTACTTTATCACCTCACGGCACGGGTAAAATTAAACTAGGAACAGGTGCAGCAACTGCAACCGTGGAATCAGACGGTAATCATAATATCAGCATAAGAACCGGGAATTCTACTACTGGACAAATAACCATAGTAGATGGAGCCGATGGGAACATAGAAATCAGTCCAGATAATAATGGTGCAGTCGTATTAGGTTCAGGGTCACAAACTGCAACCGTTAAATCAGACGGTAATCATAACCTAAGTTTGAAAACTGGTAATTCTACTACTGGAACGATCACCATAGTAGATGGAGCAGATGGTAATATAGAAATCAGCCCAGACAATAATGGTGCAGTAGTAGTAGGTTCAGGATCTCAGGATGCAATTGTGCAAAGTGATGGAAATCATGACCTTATTTTAAAAACAGGAAACAGTGATACTGGTAACATACAAATTACTGATGGGGCAGATGGGAATATTGATATTACACCACATGGAACGGGTGAAGTTAATATTTCAAAAGTAGATATTGATGCCGGAACGATTGATGGAACTGATGTCACAGTTGGGGCAGGGAAAACATTGGATGTTTCTGCCGGAACTTTAACCACAATTACCGCACAAAAAGACGAAATCGTTGACGGATCAACGGCAATTTCAAGGTCAGGAAATAATTTAACTTTTGCAGGGACAGTCGCAACAGGGGCAGGAATAACAATCCCCGACGGGTCAACCATTGGCAGTGCATCAGACACTGATGCCATTGCTATCGCCTCAGATGGGGGTCTGACTTTTAGTGGTGGGATTGACGATGCAGGGACGATCAGTGCAGGGAGTTTGGGTCCTTCAGTTGTGGTTCCTGCATCAGTCGGTGCTAGTTTACAATTTTTAAGTGAAGTTTCAGCAGATAATTCAAGCCCAAATGTTAAGGTTGTTTTTTCAGGCACTTTTGATGTTTATTTGTTAATCGTTAGTGAATTGATACCTGCGTCATCTGCTCAATTGCATGGTAATTTTTATGAGGGAGCTGGGGCTTCAACTCAAATTACATCAAATTACGGTGGAAGAACCACTTCAACAGGAAGGACAACAGGAGGTACAGAAGACAATGAAGACGGGGGAAACACTAATTTAATAAGAATCGCATCTAAAAATGTATCTAATAATTCAGTTCAAAACGGATTAAATGCTGAAATTTACATTTATAATGCTAACACGACAACTTCTTATGCTTCCTGCGATTTTAGATTCAATTATTTTTCTAACCTTAGTTATATATTTAATGGAATGGGATCATCGGTCCATATAAGTGCTGGAACAACAAGAACCGGTTTTGGGATTGGAACACAAGGTTCTACAAACGTCAGTTCAGGAACAATAAGACTTTATGGGATAAAAAACTCATGAATTATATAAAACAACGAAACGGGCAAACAGTTTTTTTTGAAAATAGTTCAGATGAAAATTTAGCACAAACAAAAGCAGAACGTAACGCAAGGCTTGCCGATTCTGATATTTATATGGTTTCTGACTTTCCTATTACCACTGAACAAAAAACTGCGTGGCAGACATACAGACAAGCATTAAGAGATTTAGATTTTAGCGATCTTGATAATATCATTTGGCCCGAAAAACCTGAATAATGCCACTGCAAAAAGCATTAGTTCCTGTTGATATAGTCGCAGGATTAGATACCAAAACAGATGAAAAACTGACTGCAAAATTAACAGATTTGCAGAATGGCAGATACACCATCGGCAGCCAGATTTCTAAGCGTTTGGGTTACACCTCAATGTCTCAAGATATTGCAGGATCATCGTCTAAACTGACAACGGGTGATGGGTTGACATCCTTTCAGGATGAGCTTTTAGAATTCAGTGGTTCTAAACTCTATTCTTACTCTAACGGAATCACTAAATGGGTTGACCGTGGCAGTTATCTAAGCCTTAAAGTAAATGCTACGGATGTTGTCAGAAACACCTCAGAAGTCAGAAACCAGGATAGTTGTATTGCTTCAGGTTTAATCCTCTATGCTTATGAACAATATGATACCAGTGGGTCATTAGAGGGAGTTTTTGCAACGGTTGTGGATCAGACTTCAGGTGCAGTTTTGCAGTCTGAAACACTGATTGATGCGAGTGCAATTAATCCCCGTTGTATCGGTGTAGGTCCAAACCCAACTTTGCTTTTCGTAGATACATCAACCTCACCGTATTCTATCAAGATTATTCAGGTTGATATTACAGATCCTACGGTGTTTAAAACTGCTTCAACCGCAGTTTCTGATGTGGATACCACTAACCCCAACATCGATGCTGCACAATACTCTGAAGATCCAACAACAGGCTCAGGAGTATTCGCCTACAACGTCAATGGTTTAACAAAGGTAAAAGTTGGTTTTGTTAGTGCAAGCGGTGTAGTGGGAAGTCCAGCAAACGGATTTACTGCACCGCAGGAAATAGCCAGTGCAGATGCAACGGATGGGATTGCAATCTGTTCAGATCAAGTTAATACAACATCAACCACTGTAGACCGCATTTATGTTGCCTATAACTCAACTGCATCAAGTCAGGGTCTGATACTTAAAAAACTCAATAGTGTTTTAACCGTAGAGGACACAGAAACCATTCAGGCAACCAGTACCAAGATTGACGGTTGCAGTCTGTTACTGAAACAAGATGGTGATCTGCAAATCACCTACACTCTCAATGCAACCAATACTTTCGATCACAAGATTAGAACTGCAGTCTATGACCCTGCAAGCACTGCAATCACCAGTGCTGCTGCAGACATAAAGTTGAGTGTAGGTCTTGCATCCAAGATGTTTGAGTACAACTCCAAGGTCTACTTTATTGCAGTCCATGACACAGATCTGCAACCCACCTATTTTGTCATTGATACCACAGGTTTGATTGTAGCAAAGATGCTTCCTGGGACTGCAGGAGGGTTGCCCAACAAGACTCTGATGCCCTCAGTGGTCTCTGGGACTTCAGGGATTTTTGAGTTTGGTGGTCTGGTCAGGACACGTTTGATCTCCAAGAACAACGATCTGTATTCTCTGGCAGGAGTCTCCAGAATGGAACTGGACTACACCTCAGTCGAGAGATTTGAGTCTGCAGAACTTGGGGAGAATCTTCATGTGGGTGGTGGGTTTATCTCCATGTATGACTCACAGGAGATCACAGAGATGAATTTTCATCTGTATCCTGAAAACATCTCACAAGTCACAAATAACTCTGCAGGTTCTATTGCTGCAGGGACTTATCAGTACAAGACCATATTTTTCTGGACAGATGCACGGGGTCAGATCCACAGGTCTGCACCTTCTGTGGCAGTTACTGCAACTCCTACCGGGGGGTCTTCTACAGTAACACTGACCATCCCCTCTCTCAGATTGACACAAAAGGTGGGTGTGATTGTTGAGGTTTACAGAACCACGAACAATGGCACAATCTTCTACAAAGTAGGTTCCGTTGCAAACTCAACCTCTGCAGACTCAGTATCCTTTGCAGATGCAGGAGCAATCTCTGACACGGATTTGGTTGCAAAGGAGCAACTTTACACTACAGGTGGGGTGCTTGACAACATGGCCCCTCCCTCCTCCTTGGTGATTGCACCATACAAGAATCGTCTGGTCTGTGTGTCCTCAGAGAACCCGAAAAAGCTCATCTATTCCAAGAAGAGAACACCAAAAGCTCCAGTGGAGTTTACAGATGTCTTTGAGATTGTTCTCAACAAGGCACAGAGGGTTACTGCATTGGCAGAGTTTGATCAGAAACTAATCATCTTTGAACCAGACCAGATCTTTTACTTGACAGGAAATGGTCCCACAAACACAGGGACACAGGATGACTTCTCTCCACCTCAACTGGTCACAGGAGATGTGGGATGTCAAAACACCAACTCACTGGTCCTGATGCCTTTGGGTCTGATGTTTCAGTCAAAGAAAGGGATCTATCTTCTCAACCGTTCTCTGGAGACTGTCTACATCGGTGCAGACGTTGAAGCATACAACAACCTCACCATCACCTCTGCAGAACTGATTGAGGATGAGAATCAGATCAGGTACTTGACTTCAGACGGGAGGTGCTTGGTCTATGACTACTACTATGGGAAGTGGAGCACCTGGACCAATCATCAGGGAGTGGGTGCAACCATCTGGAATGCAACGGGTGATTATGTGTATCTGAGAACTGATGGGAGGATCTTTCAACAATCATCAACAAGCTACAAAGATGGGAATGACCCTGTGGAGCTATCTCTGACAACCTCATGGGTCAAGACCAGTGGGATACAGGGTTTTCAGAGGGTGAGAAAAGCCTTTGTGCTTGGTGATTTTAAGACAGATCACACCGTCAAATTAGAGGTGGGGTTCAACTACACAGACTACTTCCAAGAACGACACACCTTTGACTTCATCGATGCTCTGAGTGTTCAGGAGTATGGAGACTCCTCACCTTACGGATCTGAAAGTTTTTACGGCAACTCTTCAGGTGTGGCAGATGGGGTGTACCAGTTCAGAGCACACATGGGTAAACAGAAATGCCAAGCAATTCGATTCCGAATCTCTGACATAGAAGAGGTCAATCCTGGGGAAGCATACTCAGTATCTTCTCTGATGTTGGAGATCGGACTCAGAGATTCAGGAATGAAACTACCACAACAAAAACTGGTGTAAGACATGACTCCACAGATGAACCCCGGTGGTCTCACGGATGATGAACTTCTGAGACTTGCAAGACTGCTCCAACAAACCAGAGGTGAGGGTCTGGCCTTTATCAATCCCGGTGAAGCACAGATGCTTAAAGATGCTGGGGGATCTGGGCAACCCATCCCTGGAACTCAGGGATTTGGTGTTGGTGGGGGGCCAATTCGGAGTTATCAGGATGATGGGTCAGAGTTTGAAAGCAATACTCCTAGTTCAAGTTCAGAAAATAATCGAGAAGAATCTAGTTTTGATACTGATTATGGGTATCAAGATGATGGTTCTTACAACTACACACCATCAGAACAAGAAGTCGTTAATGAAGCTATAAGACAATCTCAAAGTGGTGGTGATGGAGGTTCAGACTCTCAACCTGTCTACACTCCACCTCCCAAATACTATGACAAACTAGGCAGAGAATACTCCTCTCAAGCAGAAGCAGATGCTGCAGATGAACGGATTGATGCCCAGAGAGCAAAACTTAACACGGCATTCAATAACCTCACTACAGACCAAGAGTACGACACTCTGAAACTGCAGAACCCAAGTCTGTTTGCCTTTGAGGATCTTCCAGAGGATGAGGTCAGGAAGAAGTTTGACGAGCAGAAAATCCTTGCCTACGAGGAGTCCAAACTGCAGACCAAGAACTACTCAGATCAGATCTCAGGGTTTTTAAGATCAATGAGTGTAGATGCAGACGGGAACCCCATCCCAATGACTCAGCAAGACCTGCAGAACCTAAAGTGGGATGACATTAAAGATCAGGTGGGAGACTACGGTAGGCTCAGTGAGGACACACAGAGAAATATCTTTGAGTCCATGCTCAGGACTGCAGTCAGAGAAGCACGGTTCACACTGACCCCAGAGGAGGTGGATGCCTTTGCTAGAACTGCAATCACTGCAGCTTCAGTAGGGGATGCAACTGCACCCACGGTAGGTGAAATTGCTCCTGCAGATCAGGTCCAGGTTGGTGAGGTTGCAGAACCAGACAGAGTTGTTCTTGAGCAGGTTGGAGAATTAAACAGAGACTTAATCGACAAAGTAGTAGAGGGTGAAGATGAGTTAGCAGATTACCTTCTACAAAGAGTCCGTGGTGAAGCAACATCTCCTGCGGAATTGCAACTTAAACGTGCTACAGAGCAGAACCTCAGAAGTCTTTTGGGAGCATCTGCAGGAACTGCAGACCCTGCCAAGCTCAGACAGATCAGAAACATCTTTGCAGAGACCTCACAAGTTCTCTCAGGACAGGCTGCAGAACTGAGATCCAGAGAACAGATTGATGCAGAGAACCGTCTGGTTCAGGTCTACAAACAACAAGGAGATCGGGAACTGCAGGTGGCAATGGTCAATCTGGAAACCAAGAAGCAGGAAGCATTCAAACAAGCAGATCTGGATCAGGTCCGTAACCTCTCCATCCAACAAGCAAACCTGCAAAGAGTAATCACCAAGGCCAATCTGGACAGAGATGTGGAGTTGGCAAACCTTGACACCCGAAGACAGAAAGCACTGGCACAGGGCAGGATAGACGTTGCAGTGGCATTAGCAAACCTAGAGAAAGATATCACTTTGTCCAAACTCAATGCAGAGTTAGCACTGAGGTCCAGAGCACTCGATGATGCACTTGCCCTTGCCAACTATCAGGGTCAAATGGCATTGGAAGGCATTGAAGTCAAGATTGATCTTGCAGAGATGGAAGCAGATGTCAGACAAGAACTTGCACGGTTGGGGATTGACTCTGCAGAGAAGATTGCACAGTTGAATGCAGACACACAGTTGGCAATTCAGAACCTGAACGTACAGGCATCCAAGTATGCTGCAGATTCCAAAGAGAGGGCAGCCATAATTGGTGCAGTAGGGGCCATTGTAGGGGTAGGGATTAAAGCATTTTCAGGAGGGTTTTGATGGCACAGGAAATTGTTGATGTAAGTGGGCAGACAGGCAATCAGATCCTGCAGACTCTGAACAAACGAGGAGTCCAGACATCTCTTGTAAATCTGGTACAGAGCACAGGTGCAGAGTCTGCTCGTAACATTCCCAGATTTATAATTGTAGAGGATGGACAGGTAAAAGGTGGGTCTGATACTCAGCCACAGACTGAACCTCAGACTGCAATGGACCTCAAACCTGCAGATATTGTGCAGGAGACAAAGATTGACAGACAACCCATCCCAAGACAAAGACCTATAGTCAGAAACACTGTCCAACAAGACTTGGACACCCTAGAACTTACAGATGAATCCATTAAGTCTGCATTGCAACAAAACTTAGAAACCATTGCAGATTCTCCAGGTCTTACAGGATTGGTGGATGTGGGCAAAGAAATGTTGTTGGATGCTGCACCTGAAATCTTACCATCTGTTTACAGTGAAGAAGCAAAAGCTCAAGAACCTGAAGAAAAGATCTCAGCTACAGATGCCCTTATAGAAAAGGGTGGTGAGGTAGTCAAAGATTTGATTATGCCAGAAGAGACTGATGCAGAACCAAATATGGAAGTTGCACCACAAGCCATTGCTACCGCAGAAGCATTGCAACAACCTGCAGTTCCTCCAAAAGTAGAACCAAACGAAACAACTGAAGACACTACTGTGACCAGAGTCACAAATGAGTCAGGTGTTAAAGAGATTATTGAGGATGAAGATGCTGCAAATGCAGTGATCGAAATCGCAGAAACTGAGTTTATGTTTGAGGATGGTCTTGATGTGACTGCACTCCAGGACATTAATGAAGAAATCAAAGCAAACAACGAAAAATTACTGCAGATCTCAGAGGGTAAGATCCAACCTTACTTTGGCAAAGAAGACACTGGACGTAAGTTTCTTGCAGCTATTGCTGCAGGTTTAGGTGCTTATGCCAGTGCAATGACAGGCACACCTAACTTTGCTCTGAATATCATTAACAAAGCAATCGATGATGACCTTGCTATCCAGAAAGAGCAGTTAGAGAGACAGAGAACTTCTTTGCTTACACAGAATGAAATCTTGGCACAAAGAAAAGCAGAACTTTATGCAGAAGCAGACAGATTGTTTGAACGTCAAACCACCATTGCAGGGTTGGAATTAGATGATAAGAGACTAAAGCAAGCAAGAGAGGAAGCAAGACTTGCCTACGATGCTGCCCTAGCTAAAAACAGATTAGCTCAAGATGAAGTTCAACGTCTAAGAAGAGTTAAACTTGTAGGTAATGATGTAGGTGAGTTTGGGGATACGATGTCTAAAGAAGAGATTCTGAAAGTGTACCCTGAGTTTAATAAGTTTGTTGGTGGTTACATGAAAATTATGGGTAACCCAGATGCAGATGCTTCTTTCTATGACTCAATGGACCAAGACTATAGAAACTTAGTTTCGTTAAAAGAATCAAATAAAGGTCTGATACAACAACTAATTGATATAGCAGAAGCACAACCTGTCCAAGCAAAAATCAGTGTGACTGAATCTGGGAAAAAAGTGAGACAGTTACACGCATTGTTAAAGAGTTATTACCAGAGAGAGATTGCACAGGCAGGGGCAAACCTGACAGGTACTGAGGTTGTCATTATTGACCGTATTGTGGGAGATCCTGATGTCAAAGATTTGGCATTTGGAACTTACGTTTCTGGTCTTAGGAACCTGCAAAATGAAATGGCAAGAACCTACAGGGATGCACTGAGAAAAAATGACATTGTAAACATCAGAACCAGAGGGCAACAAAACCAACAAGGGACACAGAAAAAACGAAGATTTGATGCTTCTAAGGCACAAAAAGTAGGCAACATAAACTGATGGCAAGACTTTACGATTACGAAACAGAGGAAGTCAGAACTGTTCCTGATAATGAAGTTGCTCAATTAGTTTTGAGTGGCAGTCATTCTTTTCTGCAAGGTGACAAAGTACATATCAAAGATGACACTGGTGATGTGTTTGAGGTACCTGCTACTGATGGACATTTAGCACTAAGAGATGGGTATCAGTATGCAGGTGCAAAAGATGTTGAGTTGGCAAAACTCAGGTCATTTGCTTCTAAAAGACCTGGAACTTCTCTAGCACTTGGTTTTCTGAGATCCCTCTCATTCGGATACTCAGACAAACTTCTGACAGATGCAGGTATTCCTGCAGATGCCATCAAAGCCTACCGTGATGCAAATCCTGGTTTTAACTTAACAGGTGAAGCTCTTGCGGTTCTGCCACGCTTCACACCTGTGGGTGGAGCAATGGCTATTGGGAGTTCCTTAGTCAAGAGCAGACTCAAAGGCAAGATTACTGGAGGTATTGCTTCTGGAGCAGTAGAGGGTGCCATTGCAACCACACCAATGGCAGTCTCTGAGTCTATCTTAAATGAGAAACCCAACCTGTCTGCAGAGCAAATTATGGCAGGATCTGGGTTTGGAAGTGCAATAGGTGGTATTTCTGGTCTGTTATCTCGATCTCTTTCTTTTGTTGGGGGGAAAGGCAAGTCTCTGGCAGATTACCTTTACTTCAGATCTACAGGTGCAAGGACTCCTGAATACAACAAACTGACCCGTTATGGAATGAATCGGGAGAGAGTTGGTCAGATTGGAAGAAGGATGAGAGAACTCCAACAACAAGGATCAATCAAATCTCTGTCAGATCATGAAAATATTTTAAACACACTTCAGGACAGTCTAATACCCCAGACAGGTCAGAAGCTCAACGATGTTTTGAAAGAGGTCAGAAAGGTTCAAGGTAACAACTTTCTAGTCAATACCAGTGATCTAGCAGACCGAATGAAGTTAGAGATCAGAGCACAGTTTAAGGATGCTTCTGGTCAACTCATACCAGAAAATCAACTACCAAAAGCAGTCAAAAATCTGATCAATAAAGCAGACAATGAGATTGATGAGATCAGAAAACTTCCTGACCAAGATTTCTTTGGATTAGAGACACAGAAACGTCTGTATTCCAAGCTCAAGAACTGGACTAAACCCATGCCTGGAACATCAGTTTCTGATGGTATGGACCGAATCTATGGATCTATGTCTAAGGTGCTCAGAGAGGAGTCTGAGAATGTTTTGGAACGTGTGGAGCAAAGTCTGATAAATAACCCAGACAAAGCACTCTTTGAAACATTTAAACAACTTAAAAATGACTATGGTGATCTTAGAGATTTGGAGATGCTCATGTCTGCATCAGTCAGAAGAGATGCAGTCAACAATACCTTTGGACTCACATCAATGAACTTGGGTGCAGGTCTGGGAGCAGGAGGGATTGCTGCAGGAGAGTCCATTCTGGGAAGTATAGGTGGTGGTACTGCAGGTTTGATGACAGGTATGTTGCTCAGAAAGATGGCAAGGGACAAAGGAGAACTGATTGCTGCTAGGACTCTGGACAATGTTTTAGACATGACAGGTGCTCTGGGAAATATATCCAGAACTCAAAGCATTATGACAAAAGCAGTAAAAGGTTTGATGAAAGGGACTTTGAAAGGAGTCCCGGTTGTAGCAGGTAGAACTTATCCAGATCGAGAAAGCATGAAGTCTCAAATGAAAAACTTTGAGAAAATGAGAAAAGATCTGAATGAGGTGATGACGAATCAAGACTCTTTGTTCGCAAGCATTGAGCAGTCAATGCCAACAATGAAAGGTAACACTGCAGTGCAGGGTGCAGTGATGCAGTCCTTGGCAAGAGGTGCAAATTTTCTTCATTCAAAACTACCTAAAGACCCATCTGCAAATCTGCAATTAGTTCTACCAGAAAAACCTTACACCCCAAACCCTGCAGAGATTGCAAAGTTCATGAGGTATGAGGAGATCGTCAATGAACCCCTCAAGACCTTTGGACACTTAATCAATGGCACGTTTACCCCAGAACACCGGGAAGCACTGGTCTCTGTTTACCCTGAACTTTATAAGGAGATGCAGGAGCAGATCCTCAAAGGTCTGGCAGAGGGCAAACCCAACATGAGTCTGCCCCAGAAGATCCAACTCAGTATCTTCATGGGCAAGCCTGTGGACCCCACCATGACCTATCTCAAAGACTTTCAGATGAGCTTCATGGATCAGGGTGGTGATCAGATGGGTACGAGAGACAGAAAGATCAAAGGTCTGAAAGAACAGGCACAGACAGACATCGAGAGAGTGGTATGAGTGATCATCACCCCAATATGAATTCGGAGAGTATTATGGAAGTGGAAACCTATATTGGTCTCATAGAGAGGATTGGTCTTCCTGCAGTGATCATCGCAGCCTGTATGTGGTACATCTGGAAAAGTCAGTTAGCACACAGGGAGGAAATCAAAGAGTGGAACCACAAAGATTCCAAGTCAGATGAACGTCTGATTGATCTCATCAAGGAGCAGAACTCTCAGTCTGAGATGGTTGCATCTGCTCTGAATAACCTCACCGTTGCCTATAAGGACATTGCCAAGACTAACGAAAGATTGGCTATGGAGATTAAGGGAATGGCAGAAGCAATTATAAGGAGCAGATAGTGGCAGAAACTATAGAGAAAATCACCAGGACTGATCCTGGTAATGGGAAGAAAGAACTAAACGTCACAGAGAAGATTGTTCTAAGAAGAGCATCGTTTAGGTTCCTCTTAGCAATCCTGATTCTGGCAATCTATGCGTTTACCATTTATTCCCTCATGTACCAACCCATATCAATGGATGATAAGACCTCCACGTTGTTGGTAAGTGTGATCGGTGCTCTGACAGTGCTGATTTCTCAAATTGGGTCATTTATGTACGGAGATCCCAAATCAGACACCTCTGAAAATGGAGACAAGAAGGAGGAGAAGAGCAATGAACCTGTTAAAAATAATTGAAACTTTTTATGACTTCATTAACCCCAAACAAAGAAAGGATGAAGCTATGCTTAACCTCGTACTGCCCTTTATTGGCAACATGATCCGGGACATGGTAGTGGACAAGGCAAGTACCTTGGCT